GTCTTTCATTGTAGGACAATCTGGAAAATGACAACGACATTTTAAATAAATTCCACAAGTAGTTTCTTCAATTTTTTCTTCATCAATATCATAAGGTTCTAAAAAACCATATTTTTCGCGCCATCTTAGAGTAATATACTTTTTCGCGGCAATGCGCATTTTATCAGTAATTTCTCTCATTATTATCCCTCCTTTATATATTTAAAAAGCCAAGATTTTCTTGGCTTAATAAGCAGCATGTTCAAAAATTTTCGGTTCTTCTGCTTCAAAGAATCCTTTTCTTTCTTCGTCCCAAAGAAAATACATTCGATGTTCTGTTAAAGCACAATTATATAGCCCAGGAAAACGGCAAAGAATAAAACCAGCATGGAAACAATTTTCTTGAATATCACACCAATTTTCATTCATTGCTTGAATTGCAGTACCAAGTTCATAATAAAAGCCCATATGATCTGTGCAACCAGTATCAGGATAACCAGAATATGTAATACCATCTGGTCGCTGGTAAGTTAATTCTTTATTAGGATGCTCAAAAACCATAATTTCAAAAATTGGAACTGGCTTTGTGCCATCCTTTTGAATATATTTATTTTGATACCATTTAATATAATCTTGAATTTCTTGATATTTAGACATTTTCTTCTCCTTTAAAGCGCAGCGATAAAATTTAAAATTGGATGTTCTCGTGCCAGCGGGTCAATTCTATTTGTACAAATCCATGAGGCTTTATCCCAATTACTTGCCCAAACGCAATAGCGGCAAAAGCTATGATAATTGTGTAATTGTTTAATTATGTTAAAGTAGTTTTTCATATGTATAATTTCATGTCAGCACTGTTCTGCAATGATAAAAAGTTTCATCTTTACCAGAATATAAACCATATCTATCCCAATTATTAATTATATCAACAATTTTATTATGTAAATCATCTAAAGGACAAATATAAAAATAAGAAGCGCTTGAATAAGTCATTAAAGAGGTTGGTTTATCAGTAATTTGAATAGTTATTATATGTTTATTTAAACCATAAGCATAACCATTTTCCCAATTTGTCCCCGCGGTACTTTCGCGACCCGGACTAATCATAATAAATACATCGCACTCTTGAATAGCTTTAATATCAGCTTCAAAAACTCTTCGTGCCCATTCTTCTTGAGACATATCCCAAGCATTTTCAATTTTTAGTTCCCAAGGACAATATACTTCATAATGTCCATATTCACGTAAAGCTCGCGTAACTTTTACCATTATAGTACGATTTTCTGTATCGCAAGGGCCTGCAAGATAAATTTTCATGATTACTCCTTAAATAATTGTTTAAAAATACTTTCTAAACATTTTACACAAATTGTATTACCAGCTTGTTTATATAATTGAGTATTCGATTGATAAGCTACTTTATCAAATTGTTCATCTGTAAAGCCCATTAATTTCCAACATTCTCGTGGAGTAAGTTTCCGTACTTTACCATTATCTAGTAATATTTTAGGTTGTCTATGTCCTCCAGTCATAGTTGTAAGTGTTGGACAAATACCATCAGGAGAGTAAACTCTTTTTATCGCTTCATTCCCAGCCATTTCTAAATTCCCTACTTGAATTAAACCTGAATCACTTTTTGAAGGAATACGTGATATAAAAGGTTTATTTAGATACATATTATCTGGAATATTTTCTTCTGGCTCTAAAATAGAACGGATATTTTTATTAGTTAAAGTTCCTTCATCAAAAATAAAAGGCGTATGTTTTCCATAAATAGAAACGCAAAAAACTCTTTCTCGATTTTGAGGCGTATCAAAATGATTAGCATTTAAAATTTTCCAATAACTTGTATAACCATAATTTTCTAAAATTTTTAACCATTTTTCAAAATTGTGTTTATGCGTAGTTCCTACTAAGTTTTTAACATTTTCCATTAATAAATACTTTGGTCTTTTTTCTTTTATTAATTTTTCGCATTCCCAAAGTAATGAAGAGCGAGTATTACTTCCTTCATTTAGTCCTGCCTGCGCACCTGCTACAGAAATATCTTGGCATGGAAAAGAATAAGTCATTAAATCGCAATTAGGTACAGAATCTAAATTAATTTTAGAAATATCTCCTAGATTCAAGACTTCTCCATGCAGATGAGAATATGCATCTATAGCATATTTATCTATTTCACTAATTGCGACAGTTTTTGCGTCAATGTTCAAGTTTTTAATAGCTTGAATTTGTGAGCCTATTCCCGCGAATAATTCAATTACTTTTATCATGTTAATTCTCCTTTTTTCATTTGATAGGTTAAAAAAGGCTTGAGATTTTTAGTATAAGGTAAAAGGTTAAAACGTGGACGACGACCCTGTTTACACTGGTCTAAGAAAGTTTCATTTTTTTGTTTATTTACAACAATATCATTAATATTTTCAGTTATTTCATAAAGCTTAACAATATCATTTTCGCAATCAAAATGCACATAAATTAAATGGTCATATTCAGAGCGAGGTCCAAAACTGCTGGGTGATCCTTTTGAATTATTTAAAGTAGTAGAACACGCTTTAAATTGATAAGTTTCTCCATTTTTCATATCAATTGCATCAAAAGAAGAATGTTCTAAACCTTTAATTTGCTTAGCGTTAGTTCGAAGTACATTCATTAGCATACAAGGAATGCCTTCACTAACACTTTCTGGAATATTAATGCGCCGGACATTCATCGCTTCTTGATAAACATTTAATTCTTTCCAACCAAAATAGATATAAGTAAGAGAAGATAAATCTTCTTTTTTGGAGAAAAGATCACCAGTCCCAGAAATTTCCGTGCCATTTTTTTCAATCTTAAAATTAACTGACTTCATACTAAATATTTCCTTTCTTCTTTCTATAAATATTATATCAGAAATTAAAAATTGAGTCAAATAATTATTCTCTTTTTAAACCAAGTTTTCTAGCAATATCATCAGGAATAGGCTTATCAACTTCACTAGTAGCCATTCCTCTTCCATCAAGTAAATAATAACTATTCAACCAATCTTGCCATGTTGGGTATTGGCCTATAGAAAAACTAATCAACCATTTAAAAATTCCATATTTTTCATTACACCAAAATGGTTGAATTGGATGACCATAACCTGGAATCGCGTTAATTTTAGAATCACTATTTTCCTTTATAGCAATTTCATACATCTTTCGTGCATATTTTCCATAATTACTTTCTTTTTCTCCATAAAGAAACCAAATAGGTACATGTGAAATATTTTTAATTTTATCAGTGTAATCATGAGCACAAGATAGTGATGCACCAGCAGAAAAAAGATCTGGATATTTTTCTATTATCTCAATTACACCCATCGCACCTAAACTATGCCCGGTTAAAGATATACGTTTTGAATCACATTTATAAGTAATAACATTTTCATTAATTAATTTTATTAATTCTGCCGCATAACTTTTCCAAGTGTCTTTCGGTAATTGCGGCATTAAAATATAAGCATCAGCTTTAAATTTTCCATTATTTAATGAAATATATGGTTCTCTTGCTTTTAATTTTGAAAGAGAAGAACCAATTTCTCCTGAACCATGCATGACAACAATTAAAGGTAAATTTTCTAAATTATCCAAATGTGATGGTTGATAAAGTAGATATTTAAATTTATTAGACGTTTTTTCAATTATCATTCACATCACTTCCTTTATATTTAAAACCATATCCTTCCCAAGTAATAAGGGCACTTTCAATCGCATTATCTAAGACATAAAGTCGCACGAAACAGTCAATATAACGAGCTAAATTATTCTTTTTATATTGAGCACGTAAATCAGGAATAGAAACACCAAAAGTATCAAAACCTTCAATCACTAAATCCCAATTATGGCAAAGAAATTCTTCACATTCTGCTTCGCTCGCATATCCATTTAAACCATTACCAGTAACATCATCTTCTACCCAAAGTTTATCTCGTAAAAATTCTACGGCTTCTTCTCTATTTTCAAATTGAGATAGGTTAAATGGATCTTCATCTTTATCCATCCAACATTCTATATCATTTGCTACTTCAGCATAATAATCATATTTGTTCATTAGTTATTTACCACCTTAATTTCTCCGTTTGAAAAAAGTTCTAAAAAATCATTATAACAAATATAATATTTATCATCAATTGTCCTATCCATATGATAATGGCCGCAAAACCACTTTTTAAATTTTATACCTTGTACAACTATTTTTTCTAAATAATTAGTGAGAGAATCGTGCTGCGGACACCATTTATCAACTTTATCAAGAATACTATTCGGTAGGCAATGAGTAATAATATAATCTACGACATTATGATGGGCTTCAAGATTATTAACTCCACATTTCATTTCTTCATAAGAAGGAATTTCTTGCGGCCACCAGCTAATATTTTCTTTGCGAAGATGTTTATCAACAGAAGTTGCTCCACCCATTGTAAAAAAAGTCATGTTATTAATAGTAAAAATTTGTCCACGCATAAGATGTAAAACAGATGGACGAATAACGCGAACATTTCCACCATGCCAATTATCTTCTATTGGTATTTTCCAATTATATAGTAAATTAAAATTCTCATGATTTCCATCTACAAAAAGAGTAGTAAATGGTCTATCTTCAAGCCAGTCTAACCAATATTTATCACAGTTACTTCCATCCCAGATACAGCCGAAATCGCCGCAAATGATTACATAATCATTTTTAGTAAGATTTCGGCCTTCTGGGAAATTTTTAAAACTAAGACGTTTTATTTCAAGAGAACCATGAGTATCTCCTGTAAAAATTATTCGTGACATTTTAGTTATCCTTTCTTGGAATTGACTCTGCAAATTCTTGTAATTGTTTTCTTGCCGGTTCAAAATTAAAATCTACGTCTATAACAATTTTTCCGTTTTCATTTTCTTTATCTTCTTTTTCCTGTTTAATTCCTAATATATAATTTTCTAGTTTATTAATGCGGCAATAAATATCTTCTAATAATTCTGGAAGTGATGCATTTGTAAAATTAGAACTTGTAGTATAATTCATATTAATCCTCCTGTGTGGCGCTAAAGCCAATTATATTTAAACCGTAATAGCGGTCAAGTAAATATTCTAAAAATTTATCTCCATTATGAACAAGAACTGGTTTGTCAATGGTATAGTTATCATTTTCTAAATCTTCATAATCTAGAATTTCAACATCAGAAAAACCATAAGACTTAGCCTTTACTTCAAAGGCTCTCTTATCCTGAGTAATAATTGTTGCTCCATTTTTGTGAGCAATTTCAAGTAGTTTCTTTGCCTTACCAGTTCCACGATTTTGAATAATTGTAATCATTTTATTTACTCCTTTTCAAAACTTTTTTAATTCTTCTGGAAATCTGCGCGATACATACATAATCTTGCCTTCATCATCTTGAGCTATATAATTCATCATAGCACAAAAATCGCAAGGCTCTGCCCAACTATTAGAATCTAAACCTTCAACTGGATGCTTCTTTAACCATTCTTTGCATTGGTGGGCTTGAAGAGTTTTATCATTACTTAACATTTCAAAAGTACAAATATGATCATGTAAGCCATTTCCACCAAGAACTTCTTGATCATCAATTTCACGATAAATTAAATTAAGTTTCGCAGTTGCTTCCTCTTGCTTTTTTAAAACTTCTAAATCAAGTGGATAATTTGGATCAAGTTCTGCGGCTTTATATTTTGAACGCCAACGTTTATCTCTATACATATTTTAAATCTCCCTTTTTTCTTTTATTTATTATAACATGTTTTTTAAAAAAAGTCAAATTCTTTGTGCGCGAGCACCATATTTTTATTTTTCTTTATTTTATTTATTTTATATATTTATATTATATTTATATTACTCACACGATTTTCGTGGATATTTCCACTTTTTTTGTGGCATATCCACTTTTTTCGTGGCATTCAATCCACGATTTTCGTGGAATTATGCCACGATTTTTGAGGCAATAAAAGCCACGAAAATCGTGGCTTTCAATCGTTAATTAAATCTTTTGTGTTTTTTAATACTTCATAATCAATAGGTAAAACTGGAGTAAATTTATAAGCATTTATTTTACCTTCTATTGGTGTTATATAACCTTTTAGTTCAAGTTCTTTCCTTGCTGTTGTTGCTCCATTTTCACCTAATCCTAATTCTTTGCGAATAGCCGCGGGAGAAAAGAAAAAATAATCTTTCCCATACCATCTTAAAAGATAACGCCAAATTTTAAAAGCATTACCATTCAAATTTCTCATTGCTGCGGCTTCATATTTAAAATTAATAGGTTGAATAAATCTATTTCCATCATCTTGTTTATGAGTTATTTTATCTAACTCAGTAAGTTCAAGTTTTAATTGATTAGCATAATTTGGCATATTAGGAAAACCTCCTCAAGCACGATTGCACTTTTTTGTTAATTTTGAAATCGCTGCTTGAAGCTTTTGATTATTTTCAAAAACCCATACGGTATATTCTGGATGATATTCATTAACATCTGTTGATATTATTTTAAATCCTAATTTTCTTAATTCAACAGCTAACCAACGAGTATAAATTCGATAAGTTTGATTATTTGGCATAATATGTCACCTTTAAAAATTATATTCTTTCATTTTATTTTCCATTCTTATTAATAATGATGTTGAAGGAAAATCTCTTTTATTGATAATTTTATTAAAATGAGAACGACTAATTTGTAATGCTTCTGCGGCTTCTCCTTGAGTTTTAAAATGTAAAGGCCAAAATTTAATATAATTATTTATGATTTCTTCAATCAATATTCCCACACCTCTGACAAAAGAAATATTCTTATCTAATGATAAGTAATATTTCTTTAATTTAAATTGCTGCCATTGTAATAATCCAAGTAAGTAAAATTTGAAATAGATGTAAAGATTGATCAACTATTAAATTAATAGTATGTTTATTGGCTTTTTCATTATCAATTTTAGCATGTGCTATTGTATTAATAATATAACTAAAAATTAATAGCCAACTTAATAAAGTATTATGTTGTGTAATTGCTATATAAAGTAATGGTAATGTAGTTGTAAAAGACCAACTAAAAGCATGTTCTATAAGAGCAACCTTATAGTCATCTTTATACATATATTTATTAGCATTTTCTTTCCACCATTGGCGTTGCTTCATATTTGCGAGAATACCTTGAAGTTTATAATCATCAATTAGGTGACAAAAGATCATAATAAATAAAATTAATAACCGTTGACTAAATACCATAATGGCTCCCTCCATCCAGTTAATTTTTTCGCGCGAATAAGATTAATTTTTCTATTTTTAACGCCCATCCAAATTTCAAGACTACGATGTGCTCGAGCGTAATTTTTCTTTCTTATTTTTCTTTTATGATGAAACCATCCACGCATACAAGTTTTATTGAACATTCGGAGGCTTTGAGGATTGGAAAAATCAATTTTCATTCATCAATTTCCTCCACATCAATAATTTCAGTATATCTGCCCCAAAAAGTATTATCTGCACGGCCACTAATTTTATAAGCTAATTCTTTTAAGTCGGACTCAATTTGTCGTTTTGCTTCATCGGGTAAATAGCCATCTTCAACAAGTTCATCATATACCTCTTGCATGTCTCTTACATATTCATAGTTAATTGTTAGTTTGTATTTCATTTAATTTACTCCTTTTCTTCTGTATTATTTCAGGAAAACGACATTCATCTTTACACGCCATTAAGGCATCTTCAATAGAACATTGTACCATCCAAATTAATGAATCAGTTTGTATTAGTTCCCCATAGGGACAATTTTCACAAATCATTTTTTCTTCTCCTAAATATATTAATAATTTGTTACAAAAACTTCTATAATAAAATCATCTTTAGTTTTTTTATGGCTATGAAAAGAATTAGAATAATTAGAATAAACATCATGAATATTATAATTGTAAGACCATTTTTCTAATATTTCATTTATTTCTCCTTTATGAGAAATTAAATTAGATAATCCCCATTTAATTCCTCTTTTATCTGCTTCATCTAGATATTTATATAATTCATATTCTTTATTTTCATCCCATTTTTTAATATTTTTATATACATTTCCACTTGTTAAATATGGTGGGTCTACATATAAAAAATCATTTTCTCCAAAAGGATCGAGATTATAATCTGAAAAACTTAAAGATGAAAAGGTAAAATTTTGTACTTTTTGATGTAAAAATTTTGTATGTGCTTTTTGAGTTAAATTAAAATCAGAATGGTCATAACCAAAAGCACCATTATATTTATTATTTTTAATTTCAATTAAATTATTATAAGAAAAACGTGATAAAACAAATAAATCTAATGGCGTACAATATTCTTCACCTTTATTATATAAACTTCTATACTTAATATATCCTTCATAATTCCACTTAGTTAAATTAAATTCTTTAATCCGTTTTTCTATAAACTTAATTAAATCTTTATAGCTTATAGTTTGAAAAGCTTTATAAATGCTAATCACAGAACTATCAATATCATTAGAAAAAATATGATTTGCCGAAACATTACAAGATACATCAAGTCCTCCCGCAAATAAATCAATAAAATTATTTATTTGCGGAGGGAAAAGTGGAATTATTTGTGGCAAAAGTTTATATTTTCCACCAGGCCAATTCATAGGGCTTTTAATAAAATTATTCTTCATTTTCTACATCTGCTAATAGATTATCTATAACATCAACAAAATTATTCTTTTTTGTCTGTGAGGCTGGCTTTGCGCGGAAATAATAATTATAAATATAACTTTTTACCATACTGAAGAAAGCACTAGACGAATCTTTAGGATTATCTTCAATATATTCTTTTAATTTTTTCTTATCTTCTTTACTCATTTTTGAAATAAAATCTTCTAAAAAATCTCTAGTTAAATCTTTAAACTTAATTTGAGTAGTAGTATTTGTTTCCATAATATTATACCTCCAAATAAAATTAAAATAAAGGAGGAGCAGGAGTTCCTTCTAAATTTTCTTTTAAAAAAATATCTAATATATTTAAATACTGTTTCGCAGCTTCTTTAGTTGGAAAACCACTATCTCCATTCACCACTGGTAATGGTTTATTAAACCAATCAGAACTATTTTCGTCAATTAAATAATCATCTATAATATACGTTTTAGTGCGTAAGCCACATAATTGTTTTTGACGAACAGCTCTTTCAATTTCTTTATTAAAACCTTCTACAACATTAATAGGCCACCAATTATATGTATCAAAATAATAACCAGTAATTTTTATTTGACGTCCATTAACTAATAAAGTAGAATTAATAGGGAAAGCTTCTTTTACTTCTTCAAGTGTCATTTTCATTCTCCGTTTCTATAATGCATGGGTGCTTTTCATAGAACTCTTTATTATATATATCATAACGCTCTTGTAATGTTGTAAAAGGTGTAATTTCTGGATGATGCTCTAAAAATTTTTCATAAAAGTGACAATTGTTTTCTCCTTCTGGACAACCGCCTCTATAAATACAATTAGGAACTAGAACATCGCCAATTTCTGGTTGAATATCATGAATTGTATACTTTAAATTTTCGGCATAGTCACGAGTTTCTTTTGCCGCCATAGTACATAAACGTTTACGTTCTGTGTCAATTAAATGTTGAATATTAGCTTGCCCTATAAAATCTACTGGAGTATCTTGTGGCGCTTTATTTCTATCATATTTATTTTGTCTATCATTACGTTGTGTAGATACTCTACACTCCCAATGATGACGAACCCAATGCGTTGCTACCCAAGATTTAATTCCAGACCATTTCCAACGAAAAATAATATCACGAATTGGAGAATGCTCTGATATTAAAATACTTTTCTTAAATTTTGTAGAAGGTTCTTTTCCAAGTGGTGGTTTACTTACTGTTTCACGGCAATCATCTACTACGTCTTGCCAATCTCCAAGTATTTTAAGTATTTGTGTTTTCATATTATTCTCCTTCATAATTCTTTACTAAAGTATAAATGTCCATTAGACAATCATCGAAACTTTGGGCAATTAATTTATATCTTTCTTCATTACTACATCCTAAATAAGTTTGTCCAGCATTACGGTCATAATGCTTTTGAAATAATTCTAAAATTTGTTCTTTTAAATTATTTTGTTTAAGTAGTTGTTTTTCATTTTTTGATTTTTCTTCAATTATTTTTTTAAAATACCTATAGTAATAGCATCCTTCATCTGGAAGAGCTACTCGACACATAGCTGTTTTACAATTACAAATGCCCCAAAGTTCACATCGTTCATCTTTAGGCTTCCATTTCTTAATGTGTTCTGCAATATCTACAGAATCAGCGCATCCAGTGTATTTCATATTTACTCCTTTTTCTTTTATTATAACACAAATTTTGAGAAAAGTCAAAAAATAAAAGAGGGAGATTTCTCTCCCTCAATCAAGTAAGCCAGCCATTTCAGCAACTTTACTACGTTCAGTTTTAATTAAATCAATACAACCAAACATTGGTTGTCCAACTAATTTATTTTGCATAGCTTTAATTCCATTATCCTTTTCAAAAATTTCTTTATCAACTTGACCATGATAGTCACCATTAATAATAATTTCTGAGCCTTCTCCTAAACGAGAAATAAGTAATTTAATTTGAGAACTTGTTAAATTTTGTCCCTCAGTAACATATATAATCGCATTTTCCCAACTACGGCCGCGGCAGAAACCTAAATTTACAGCTTCAATTTGATTTTGAGAAGTAAATATTTCAAGAGCTTCATCGCCGCCTAAAATATCTTTAATTGGCCCAAGACCCCATCCAATTTTTTGTTCTATATCATTTGGTAAGAAACCGATTTGTGGTGTGTCTTTTAAATCAATTAAGTTTCTAACAAAAACTAATTTATTCTTTTTACCTTTTTCAATTAAATTAAGTGCGTGAATCAAAGCACAATAGTCTTTGCCGCTACCATATACTCCAGTAATTAATTTAATTGGAATATCAGGATTTTGTAATAAATCAAACATCATCTTTTGATTTAAGTTTCGTGGAGCAACTTTAATTCCTAAAGTTTTATTTTCAATATTAGTATATTTTAAATGCTGATAAGATTTGCCATCCCATCTTAAAATATCAGATAAAGCGCCCTCATGATTAAAAATTTCGCAATATTCATTTACTTTAGCGTTTAAAATATTTTGATTTAAGCCTTCTGCATAAAGTTTTACAAGTTCATCATCTGTTGGGTAATATTTACCATAACCGCAATAGAAAGCTTCTTGATTTTTTTCTTGGTAAGAATCTGTTAAAAAAGTTACTGTTGTTAAATCTACAAACTTAGAAATCTCATAAAGTGCGCAATCGCTAGTGATAAAATTAACAGGTTCTACTTTTTTATCTAAAACTAAAGCTTCACATAATATTCGGTGATCATTTATATTACTTAAAAAAGGATATTCTTTAAAAGTTTTGTCAATTAATTTCGTAGAAATTGGCTTAACAAGAATTTCTTTATTAACAAGAATATCTCTTACTGCTTGTCTTGCTTTATATTTTAAACTATCGTCTTTGTGGATAGAGGTTTTTATATTTTCTAGTTCTGCTAATACAATAGGACTAATATAAATATTATCATAAATATTAATAGCTCCATTTAAAATAGCAGAAGTGTCAAGAAAATTAATCACAATATCACGCCCCAATAATTTCATCTATTAAATGATATTCTAACATTTCTTGAGCTGTAAGATACCATTGTTTTCTATAATGAGAATCATATAGTTCTGGAGAAATATTTGTATTTTCAATAACATAATCGCGGATTCTAGCATTTACGCCGCGATTAAAATCTACAATATCATCTACAGTAGTAGTTTCTCCTCCAACGATAGTTTGCCCTGAGTGAAATAAAGCGAATGAAAATGGATAACACTTTTTAGTAACATTAGGATTTTTATTTCCAGAACATAAAATAATAGTTCCCATACTACAAGAATAAGATGGAACAATAATGTCTAATGGTTTCTTATAATTATCAATAATATTACATAACATTAAGCCATCAGCTACTGAACCACCGGGAGTGTTTAAAATTAGAGTGACAGGTTTATCACTTTCCTGTTCCTCAAAATTTTTTAAAGGTAATACTACTGTTTCTAAAATACTTTCATCAATTTCATCATTTAGAATAATAGTTCTATTTTTTAAAAGTTGATTAAAATATTGATACATTATTGGGTCTAATGTACTTGCTTCATTAGCAAAACCCAAAAATTCAAAGTCGCTCATTGGTTCCTCCTCGCTATATTTTATATAGCTTAGATTGTATTTATTTATATATTAAGAAAGAATTTTTGCTAAAGTACAATCTTTAGGGTCAATATCATTCTTTCTAATACTCTTTATATAAGGGTGGCGAATTGAGATGCCAGTTCCATCACTTTCAGCCTGAGCAGTTGAAACCATCATTCCTCCAATCGTTAGAGGACACATATTCCATTCGTCAAAATTATCTCTTAATTCAGTTTTAAAATCTTCAGTAAGGCCAGCAACTTTACAAAGTGGGATAATATTCCCATTATTATCATAAACGCTTGTATAAATTGCTCCAGGCCATCCAAAATAATACCCCTTAGAAATTGGTCGAATTGTGCGACCCATACGATAATCTCCGTATAATTGACCGTTAAGTTTTTCGCCGCTTCGCTCATCTTCCCAAAGACTCCAAGTTTGAATATCTTTACCAGTGTAATCGCGCGCGGCAGGCTCTATTCCAGTAATAAAACAATCAATATCTGCAGAAATTTCTTGTTTAACTTTACATGTTTCCCAAGCCGAAGGGCCACGCTTCCCAGGCACATAAATAGAAGAACGACGATAACAAACAGCTCCTTCTCCGCCATTAGAAAAAATTTTATTTAAATCATCGAAAAAATTTTCATTCATTTCATGATATTCAATACCAGAAACTAATGGATTATTAATTCGCTTTACAACTTCTGGAATATATTCTATACGCTGTTCTACAGGAGTATTCATTAAATTTAATCCGTCTAAATATAAAATATCAAAAATTCGCCATTCAAGCTTTTTATCCTTTTGCCGAGCTTGAGCTTTGGGATCTAAACAACGGAGAATACTTCCAACATCTTTATCTATACCACCAGGTAAATATACTTCACCAAGAATAACGGTATCATTTTCAAATGCTTGCGTAATATCTTCCCAAAAGAAAACTTTATTTTGAATTTCTCCATAAGTACCAGTTTTCTTACTTATCCCACGAGTTTGTAAAACCTTATGACTTGGAGTAATAACTGCCCGAGACCAATTGCCATCATATTTTTGACTCCAAATATATTCTCCACTATTGGCCATTTGTTCTAAATGTTGACGCTTTATTTCTGGAGACATAGATGAAGTTGGAGCCCAATAACGCATTGGTTCCATATTGAATAAATCAGTATTCATTAGATTCTCCTTCTTCTAAAAATTGCTCTAAACGAGTATTAAAATAAAAGCGGACAAAATCTCGTTCATCTTCTTCTTCACAAGAAGAAATATAACTTTGAATAAATTTTAAACCAGCTTCTGGTTCAAAATTTAAAAAAATAAAATTAGCAACAGCTTCAGTCTGTTCTTTTACTTCTTTTGGAATATTTGTAAAAAGTTCAATCATTTTTATTATTCTCCTTTTTCACCTTTTTTGCTAAAAAATCAAAGAAAGCTTGAACTTCTTCTTTGGTTTTTAAAACTAATTGTTGTTTTGGAATAGGAGCCTGTCGCTCATAATCTTCCGGCATTTCAAACACATAATATTTTTCTGGCTCTGGTGTGCCGTAATTGGCGGAATAAGTTAATCTACTACATAAACATTTTCCAGTATTAGTGCTAAAAATTTTTGCCGCGGTATGAGTCTTATCTATTTCAACAATTTCAACTCGTCTATATTCGGGCTTAATTTGTTCTATAAAACTTTTATATTCACCACGAGTTACTTCATAAATACTATTATCCATTATCATAATTTTTATTACCTCGCCAAGTTTTCTTTAATTTATCGGCTTCATTTTGAGCGAGTTTATCACATTCTTCATTCCAGTAATTCCCCGCGTGTCCTTCTACTTTTCTAAAATCATACCAAAAATTATCAAAAAATGGAATAATTTCTCGCCATAAATCCTGATTAGCAACCTCTTTTTTATTAGCGTTTCGCCAGCCATTTGCTTGCCAATTTACATACCATTCTTGTAGATAACAATTGATCGCATAAGCAGAATCGCTATATATAATAACTTTTTCTGAATTGCGGCGGACAGTTTTTACATAGTTCAAAGCTTCTTTAATAGCAATTAATTCCATTCTTTGATTCGTAGTGTTTGGCTCATTCCCTGAAGCAAAATATAATTCTTTGCCATCTTGAGTAACAATATAAGCCCAACCTCCAAAAGTAGATTGTGCGCCTGTTTTCTTTAAAGAACCGTCTGTATAAACTTCTAAATTAATTACTCGTTCTTTGCTATGTTTTTCCAAAATATTGTCCTCCTTATACTCTTTAAAAATATTATACTATAAAAAATAAAAAAAGTCAAGGAAGAAGCTTTAAGCTTCTTCCTTTTCTTTTACTTCTGGTAAGCCCGCAACACTAGTTAGAAGGCTTAAAATGCCCGCTAACGCAGAAGCAGAAGCTACCATGGTCCAATTTACATCACCTAATGCGGCGCTAGAACCGATAGTTGCAATAGCAGTCTGAGCAATAGTTTTTATTGCACGAATACCTGCGGCTTTAAACCATTGTTTAGTAAAGACCATAATATTCACCTTCCTTATAGAAAATCATTTTTTTCTAATCGTTCAGCATACAAATCTTGAATATAATTATATTCAACTTCAAAAACTCCATTAGTATCATTTGTTTCTTGTAATAATCGCTTATATTTATCATTTAAAGCAACTATATGTTGAAATTCATCTCTTGTATGCTTACGATTGTTGCGACATGAATTGGCAAAATCTAGAATCTCCCAACGTATGCGGTCTTTTTCGTTGTTTTTAACATCTTTTTCAATCTTTTCAACTTTATCTATTAGACCGTCAATTTTATTACAAGCGTTTCCTGTTATAGTTTTACCAATCCATTTGAAAAGGGCAGACCAGGGATTAACCTTGATAGGTGTAATTTGGATAAAAATGGAAACAATAATTACTATTGTCCACAAATTTTTACCTATCCATTCTACAACTTGTTGCATTGGCCTATACCTCCTCAAGAGATGGAAGATTTTTCTCTTCCTCATAGATATGTAGTAAGACCAATTAAAAAATTAAGTAAAAAATTATTGAGGGAATTCAATTTTAGAAAGTTGATTCATTAATCCATTAATAACACTTAATAATCCAGCAAGAAATACAACTTTAATATTTGTTTTACCAATTGCTGTTTTACTAACTGATTCCCAAGGATGTTCGTTAAAAGCTCCTGCTGGATGAGGATTATTTGGAATATCTTTGAAGCTAACTGTATTAGTAATTTTAACTCCGTGACTTACGTTGCTTTTATTTTCAACTTCTCCTTTTATTTCTTCGAAAATTAGATTAATATTGTCTAAAGCTTGTTGTAAAACAAAAGAGCCTGGATAATAAGTACCATTTACAAAATATAAATGCATAATTCCAGTTGCAGAAATATTAGCTAAACTATCATTAATGCTATGATTTAAAATTTCTAATTCTGCTCCACCTTCATCAAATAAAGCAAACATAGCTAAAGAACCTAATAGAGTACTAATTAAATCTTCATTTTGGTGGCCAACTACACTTAAAGAAGAATTATTTATTGCTGCAAAAATTAACCAATTTATCTCAGATGAAGTTAATGGCATTCCAGCTTTAGAAAATAAAATATTTAAATTATCGATTTGCGCGGCTATATCTGCCCCAATAGAACCACCTACAAAACCGATATTATTTTGATAATGCTTGAATGTTTTGTCTGTAGAACTTATATATAAAGTATTTTCTAATTCATTTAATAAAGCAACTTGAGAAGAATAAAGACTATTAAAATCTTGTCTCTGTTCTTCAGTTAAATTATCTAAATCTTCTAATTCAGCATCTAAAATAGATATAGCTTCAGCTATTTGTTGCATTTTATTTTTTCGAACTTCATTAGCTTTGAAAAAATTTTGTGTTAATTGTTCATAATCAGTAAATTTTCTACTTTGGGATATTTGTTGCATATCTCTTTCAACAGCATCCATATATTCTTCTTGATATTTTTGTCTTTCGCGATTTATTTGAGAAACAAGCTCATCAGAAATATTTTGTAATTCACTATTAGAAAAATTTAAATCTATATCTGGTTTAAATTCTGGAGCAACTATTGTAATAGTATCGGCTTTAATATTTAATTTGCCGCTCCAAAAAGCTTCAGCATCTAAATTTTCCGCAATTAATTGTCGTGTTTCATTAAATGTAGGCCCACCTATACTAATTTGTAAATTTTGTAAAGCTTGTTTTACAGCATTTCTCGCTTGTTTTTCTTTTCCGCTAAGCATAGCTGTAGTAAAAGCAATATTTAGCTGTTTTTTAATTAAACTACTCATTCGACTTTTTAGAGTAGCAATAGCATTTTTTAAATTTGCTGGATTAAAACTTTTAAAACCCAATGTTTTCCATAATTCAGAATTTTTAAAATCGTCTCCACTAATGGTTAATTTTCCATCTTTTTCAGTAATAATAATTTTTATAGGTTTATCATCTTTTTTCGCGCCAATATCTTTAAAAGTTAATTCAGCAGTTTTGAATTCAGAATTTATTTTTTCAAATTTTTTTGCTTCTCTCTCTAATTGATTCATAAATTTAATTAGAGTATTCCAAGTTCCATTTTCTTGCTGTAAATTAAAAACCATATTCCTGGTATATTTTTGTTTATCAGTAAGTTCACTTACTTTTTTCTTTTTCCCATTAACTTCTTGTCTAAATTTTACTAAAGCGTCGTATAAACCTTCAGAACTTTGTTCTAAATCTGTGCTTAAATCAGATTGTTTTTTAAAGAATTCTAAATGTTTTCCATAAAGGCCAAAATTATCATAAATTCCTCGAATATTTAATTCAAAAGATTCTTCACTATTATTATTAAAATATTCTTCAAGTCTATCTGCGATTGTACTATAATCAATTTCTTCAGTTAAAAAAGTAGACATATTATCATTCATATATTTCTCAATCATAACCATAATTGTTGTTCTAATTTGTGCTGCGGAAGTATCATAGCCATTAACAATTGCTTTATTTTTTTGTAAAATTTCCCAAATTTGACTTTTTAAAGTTTTATCGTCATAAATAGCTTTTAATTGTTCTGTTAATTTTCTTGCAAGAATAGTATCAATAGTTTCTGTGCCTTCCATAGCTTTTTTTAACATTGCTGCAATATTTGTTCTAGTTTTTTCAATATTATAAGTATGATGTAATAAATAATCTTTTTCAGCTGAACGGTCAAATCGTTCACTTCTTAATCCAGTTCGAGCATTAGATTCGTTAAAACTCATTAAATTTCTTTTATCTAATCCGTCTAATTGTCGAAAATAATTGTCTTTAGCCAGAAGATATTTTTTATTAACTTCTTCAATATGTTCTTTTTCAAATTTATAAATTGCTTTAGTATTATCTAATCCTTGCATTAAAATATTTAATAGATTAATAAAAGAAGTATAATCAAAACCTTCTTCTAAATTAGCTAAAAGAGTTTTAATTGTTGTTACTTCAGCAGTTGTTTCAAATGGAGAATTGTTAAAAACTTGCGATATTTTTTTTAATTTTTCTTGGATATATTTATTTTCATTTGCTCTTTCATATTCTATTCCAGCTTGTAAAATTTTTAGAGCTTGCTCTAAAAGTTGAACAACTCTAGAATCTTCATTATTTAATTGTCCTAAGGGACTATTACTTAAAGCAGATACAGCAGCATTACCAATTTCATTCGCTTTTTTTGTGTATTCTGGGTTATTATTCTTAGCATAATCAGTTAATAAAGTTTTGAAAAAGAAAAAACGATTTGAAGCATCAATTCCATTTGAAGGATAAAACATTAAATTTCCCATTTTAGCAAACTCTTTAGAATTTCCTAATAAAGAGCTTTGATTTCTTTTCCTATTAATAACTTTACTAGTATTTCTTGATAATTTTTTAGACATAATTTCACCACCTAAAAAAAATAAACCCGCGAAAGCGGGTTTATTTATTAATGTGTTTTATCATAAAAATATTTTAGCAAAATAGCTTCATCAGCATAATTCATACAAAATATTTCATATTGATCTCCATGTGCATCAGCTAACTTACCAAGAGCGATAAACTCTGATAAACGACTTTTTAAATTGAATTCTTCAGTGCCATCAGTGCTACGAAGAATAACATCTCCTTTGCATTGTCTTACTGCCGCGCGAAAAGCCTCTAAATCATTAATATTATTTAAAAACTTACTCATATTTCTCTCCTTATGCAATTACATCTCTAACAATTCTTTCATAATGTGATGGGTCAATCTTTTTATAAGTAGACCACTTAACTAGATTATCTACTGTTTCAGGTTTATTTAAATCATATTCTAATCTAATCCCAGTCCAATCAAAAAAATAATCGCCGCGACGGAAGAGAAAATGACCGTCAACCAAATCATACCAAATTTCACCTTTAAATCTTGATTTTAAAATGCGAGCAAAATAATAACAATTGCCTGTCATCCAATCACAATCTTTATCAATTGGAAAACGCCGATTAATAAAGTCTAAAATATCACTGTTCATTCCGATTAACCTCCTAGAACATTTTATAAACTAGACACTACAAAAGTTGCAATAATCTTTTGATTTTAATTAAGTAAAATGGCATTGCTTATTATTGCTGTGAATGTCTAAAATAAACAAGCAGGCGTGGCTGGATTTGAACCAGCGAATGCATGGGTCAAAGCCATGTGCCTTTACCGCTTGGCTACACGCCTATATACTAGACAGAATACAATCGGTGGATGACTCCGAAGGCTCAATGCAAGAGATGTGTAATTGCTGATACTGTCTAAGCATCCTGGAGCGCTATATGGGACTTGAACCCACAACTCAACCTTGGAAGGGTCGCATGTTACCGTTACACCAATAGCGCATAAATGCGGGTAAGGATTTGCACCTTACATGACATACGTTTTTTCGCTCTTCATCTTTACTAATATTCCTGTCTATTAGTGGCTGTCAGTGATTTTTTTCAATCTCGGCCATGAATTAAGTGACTGCCGCAGTCTCACGACGCAACGTTTACCTATTCCGCCACCGCATTATGTAGTAACCCCGTGTTTATTCTCTTGAGCTTTCTGCACACTACTTTGACCAGCTCAATATTTGTGGTGTGCTATTACGCCAAATCTTATATTTCTATTATCTATCGGCACGTCATACTCGTAGGTCATTATAACAAATGTAGCCT